CCCGCCGCCGTTACCGGCGGTCCGATTGCCGCTAAAGGTGATGTTCGTCAGTGTCGGGCTGCTGGAATTATTGAACATCCCTCCGCCGGAGGAGCTGGCCGTATTGCCGCTGAAGGTGTCGTTCTTCAGGATCAAGCTGCTGGAATTATTGTTGTACACTCCGCCCCCGCTGTCGTTGGGAGAATCACCGTTGGCATTGCCGGCCGTGATGGTGAAACCGTCCAGGATGGTAGCGCTGGCGCTGGTGACCACATGATAGGAGTTTTCAGAATTATTGGTGAAGCCCGCATCGTCGCCGTTTAAGTCGCCGCTCAGGATGGTGACGTGAGCCGCCGGGTCGCGTTGGACACGACCCGTCTCCGTCCCGGCAAATCCGCCGTAGACTGCCACAGCACTCTTGAGTTGGAAGGTGGCGCTGCGATCCGCTCCCGCAGTGGGCTTGTACGTCCCGGCCGCCGCCCAGATCTCCTGCCCGGAGAGAACGCTGGTCAGGGCGTAGCGCAGTTCGCAGGCATCCGCCCAGCTTTCGCACGAGCCGCTGGTCAAGCCGCCGGGTACTACCTTAAGAGCGCCCAGCGTCCCTTCTTCCACTTCATACGCACCGATGTCGCAGTGTGCGCCTTGCGGACGGGTGACGCCGCGCTGGTCGGTGCTGGCGCAGGTGGCGTCATTGCCCATGTCGATTGCCGAAGAACCCGCCTGGAGCGGGATGGTCTGGGTGAAGCCGCCGTAATCCCCGAGCGTGCCTAGTTTTGGGTCATTTGTGATGATATTCGAGCCGCATGACCAGGAACCATCCGCACAGCCGCCTTGCACGACACTGTCGTTCGAGCTGGTATTGCCGCTGTAATTATAGATCTGTCCTCCGATGCCGCCGGCAGCCGTATTGCCCCAGAAAATCGTGTCTTTGAAGGAGGGATGGCTGTAATTATCGATGTACATCCCGCCGCCGTGGTCGACCGCCGCGTTACCACTGAAGGTAACGTTTACCATCCATGGATTGCTGCCTGAGTTGTACATTGCGCCGCCCTGGTTCGCCGAGTTTCCGCTGAAGGTGGCGTTCGTGATCGTCGAATGCAGGCCGCGGTTGTGCATCCCACCGCCTTGATTTCCCGCCGAGTTATCGTTGAAAGTGACGTTCGTCAATGTCGGATTGCTGTCGTTAACGTTGTACATCCCGCCGCCGTCAACAGACGCAGTATTGCCGCTGAAGGTGGCGTTCGTTAGCGTCGGGCTGCCGCCCCAGTTGACCATCGCTCCACCGTAATTCGCCGAGTTACCGTTGAAGATGACGTTATTCAGGGTCAGGTTGCCGCCATCGTTGAGTATCCCGCCGCCGCAGCCTATGTCAGGGCAACTGGAGTTTCCATTGGCATTGCCGGCCGTGATGGTAAAGCCATCCAGGGTTGCGCCGGAGGCGCCGGTGACCACATGATACGAATTATCCGTGTTGCCGGCTGCACCGATCTCACCGCTCAGCCTGGTGACATGGGCAGCCGGGTCGCGCTGGGCACGGGCCGTCTCCGTCCCGGCGAATCCGCCGTAAACGGCAACGCCGTCGATGAGTTGGAAGGTGGCGCTGCGGTCTGTTCCGGTGGTGGGCTTGTACGTCCCGGCCGCCGCCCAGATCTCGTCGCCGGAGCTTGCCCCGCTCAATGCGGTTCGTAACGTGCAGGCATTGGCCCAACTGGAGCAATCGCCGGTCCCCGCGGGTGTGGCGTAGCGCACCATGGCGTAGTCAACGCCTGTGTATTCAAAGGCACCCATGTCGCAAGTACCGACGCGCGCCAAGCCGCGCTGATCCATGCTGGCGCAGGTGGCATTGTTGCCAGCATTAATGGCGGATGAACCCGTCCGGAGCGGGACAGTCTGGGTGAAACCGCCGTAATCCCCGAGCGTGCCGAGTTTTGGGTCAGTCGTGATGATATTCGAACCGCATGACCAGGAAGTATCTGCACAGCCGCCTTGCACGACACTGTCGCTCGAGCTGGTATTGCCGCTGGAATTGTAGATTTGCCCTCCGATGCCGCCGGCAGCCGTATTGCCCCAGAAGATCGTGTCGCGGAACTGTGGATAGCTCAGGTCAGCAATAAACATCCCGCCGCCGTGGTCGACCGCCGAGTTACCATAGAAGGTGACGTTGGTCATTACCGGACTGCTGCCCGAGTTATACAGCGCGCCGCCTTTGTCCGCCGAGTTGCTGCTGAAGGTGCTGTAAAAGTTACAATATCACTGTATGAATCTCCTTGTGATGAAGCATGTTGTATAGTTAAATTAGTTATTGTTCCACTATTTAAAGCGGTAATATGAAGATATCCAGAACCACCACTATTACCTGCTGAACCTAAATCAACAGGTGCTGTATATGTCAATCCTGTTTCTGAAAAAGCATTTACTGCTGATTTCAATGAAATTAATCTTTCACGTCCAACTACTGATTGACCACCTGCACTAATTTTAACTGCATCATCTTTAGTTGATGTCAATTGATAATCTTTGTGTATCATTTTAGCACCAAAACCTGAATTACCTGCTGTATCACCATTATAATACCAACTAAAATTTGTTCCTGTGGCAATGCTTTTTCCAAACGTTCTTGAAAATATTTCATCAATAGCACCAACATTACCATCGTAAAAACCTTCCATTGTTAACGTGGAATCAGCAATTCCAGGTATATAACACTTATCGTTTTTACCAAATGTTGTGGTTTCAGGACAATCCATTGGACGTGGAGAATCAGCTTTATTTAAATATTGCGATACATCATATTGGTCTGCATATACTTTTGTAGATTTACCATGTATAGCTGTAAACATTTTATCACCTCCTTTTCTTCAGGTGTCATTATCTTGCATTAATTATCCACATCTCAAAGTTTGCTGTTTGAATATGTCGTCTATTTTTATCACGTCCTAAATCATGTGGTTCATCAATTGACATTATACATAAATATGTTCGATTCGTTCCAGTAGGTGTATAATTTGTTTTACCATCTAAAGCGTTAAATACAGAATCCCACCAACTGTGCATTGTGTCTTCGCTTGTATGTCGTATCAAAATTTGAATACGTGGTTTAATAATTTTTGATTTTGTATTTGCACCAAAAGTATGTTCGGGTCTCATACCACCATAATGTTGAACTACAATACAATTAACGTCATCTGCAACTGTTTCACTCCAAACTTCTGATGTAATTCCAGTCAAAAGTGGTTTTATATCAGCTATAATATCAAATGCCATTAACCACCACCTGCTTTCGTTTTAGCCAACCTTATTTTTACACGTTTGACTATTGATTTTGCTATTTCTGGTTCACGTTCTCTTATTGGGTCTTCAAGATATTTAGCTTTACCAGATGGATGTGTTGCTAATAGATTTTCATGTACTATTTCAGCATATGATGTTGTAGGTTCTCCAGATTTTGGATTAATTTTTGTAGCAACACCACCATAACCTAATTTAACAGAAACTTTTTCTTTTCCAACTATTGGTTTTTCTACAAAACCACTATCTTTTAAAGCACTAGTATCTGTTGGAACTTCTTTTTTAGACAATGTCATTATCGTTTCAGCTTCTGAATAAACTGCACCAGCAACTTCATTTGGATAATCTTTAAGAAATTCATCAAGTTTTTTCTGTAATGTATCAAGTCCTACCACTTTAAAATCTATATTCACAACATCACCTCTTAAAATTATTTTGTATATATATACAAGTATAATAAATTGCACCATATTCATCCGGTTGACGTTCCACCTGAAGAATTTCAGGATATGTAGGAATCAATCCCACCGCTGTAATTTTATCACGAGTATCAATGGAAGTATCTCCATTGCAGTATATTTGGCATGTGGAAATTGATTCCTGACCATTAATATCACGTATTAATTTGTTGCGATATTCAACCCTGCCAGCAAAAGTTGCACCAGTAGGTGACCATGTGTAATCATTATGATCATCCTTACTGACATATGGATATTTTGTTATTGTTTGTTGAAGTAATATTCCTAGTTCTTTGTCCACATGGTTCACCTCCTTTATTGTGTTTGATCATTATAATCAATAATTGGTAATTTTTCTTTCATCATACCACGTTTAAAAGCAGGTTGTACAGCATCAGAGTCAGTTTGATAATCAGTTTTGTCAGAGTCAGATATACCACCGCAATAAGGTTTTACAAATTTAAGTACCTGTTGTCTTAGCATTTCTGCAAGCATTTTATATTTTTGTGCACGATTGGCATATGCAAGTCTTAATGAACCAATTTCTTTTTCTTCAGACATATTAGCATATTTAATTGCAAGTATTTCACAACATGCTATAGCACATGATTTATAACTTACCCAAATTGCTAACATACCATTTATTTCAGCATCTTTAAATGCATAATTACCAGTACTCACATCTGTATCTTGAATTAAAAAACGAATTTTATCAAGATCTGTTGCAAGTGTAGGATCATAAGTTGCATCAGCCATTTAGATCACTCCTTTTCATATTTATTATTAAGTACCCGTACCACCTGTTGCACCAGTTGCTCCAGTTGC